GATACGCTGCGGCTGGCCCCGTCGGAATCGCAAAAACAGATCGCCTTAGACACCTACCAGACGGCTCAGACGGTTAACGCGACAGGAGCTGCGGCTCAATCGCCTGCCACGCGGAAACTTGTTTCCGGTACCGCCGCCTCCGTGGCTTACACCGGCTACCCCGCAAACCCCACGATTACGAACTACGATACGACTTTGCAGACTGCCCAGGCGGACGCCGCCAAACGCCCCACAATCGACGACGTGGCCAAGACGTTCGACGGGTGGCTGTCTTTGGGGATCGGCGTTGCCGGCCTGTTTGGGGGCGGCGCAGGGCTTAAAATCGCGGCCGCATTGAAAGCGACCAGAGACAGGGCTGCTGCCCTGAAAGAAGTGGTGCAGGGCAACGAGGAGTTTAAACGCTGGCTGGAGGCTAACGGGGGTGTTGGAACCATCGAGGCATTTCGGACGGCACAGACTGGCGTCCAGTCGGTTAAGACCGAGCAGGCGGTCTTTGAGATACGGTCAAGCCTTCCGCAGACGGTCACATCAATCAAGTCAACCGCAACCCCGAACAACGTGGCTTAATTACTTATGAACCAGGCCCTATTCGAATTCAATATCGACATGCTCAAGGTGATCTTTATCATCACCGCCCTGATCCAGCTTGCCAAGCGGTTTGCGGCTGTCAATCGATATTCGAATCTGTATCCGATGGCAAGCCTGATCATCGGGGTTGTCGGGGCCTGGTATTACCACATTGCCGACCCGCTGTTTAGCGGGGTACTGATGGGGACGGTCGCAAGCGGGATGTACAAGGTCATCAAAGAAGCAATTGTAAAACAACTCGAAACTCAAAATGCAAGGGGTCAAGCATGATTTTAGGAGCAATGACATTTTCGGAAGTCTGGCCGATTATAGCGACGGTTGTCGGCGTCGCATCCGGCATCTGTACCGGGGCGCTTTGGCTTTCAATCAACTCTATCAAAGACAGCATCAAAACGGTTTCTGATAATCAGGCGATATCGGACAATCGAATCATGGAGAGCGTTAAATCCATCTCTGACAAACAGAGCGGTTCCGGCAAGGAGCTTGGCGATATGAAGGACAGGATCGCCAACTGCCGTACTGATTGTGATCGCAACCGAGTGTCAAAAGAGGACTGGGTACGTGAACTGGGTTATACAAGGCAGTTGGGTGAACGCCAGATCGCCACGATGGCCAAGATAGAAGCAAAGTTAGACATTATGCAGCAGCTCCCGGATATCGCCGGGCAGATCGCAAAAAGCGTCGCCGATAAAATGCGAGAGGTGAATCATGGATAATAAACCCGTTATGTCTGCTGAATCCATAGCAATACGAACGCAGCGATGCCAGATTCTTCGCGCTTTGAATGAGTGCTTCGATGTCAAGGTATTTATCAAAAGCATCTGGCGGGCAGTCTTGATCAATAATCATCATGCGGAAGAGACGCTGTTTAAACGGGACCTGTTGTATCTCGAAAAGAAGGGCTATCTCGAAATAACCGAAGATATGTTTTGCAAAGGCGGACCGTTTATGGATCGCCTGATTCAGTTGACGGCCGAAGGCAAAGAAGTCGCCGAACAAACGATGAATGATCCAGCGTTGGAAATCTAATGAGCAGACGAACCCACTGCACGATTGACCAGTTAGACGCCGAGCTGCGTGATACCATCACGCGGATGGTGGTCGATTCCGAATGGCCCAAGGACTTTCCGTGGGAGAAATCGGATATCGATCCGGAGTTTTATACCAAGACCAAGCCTCGCTATCTGGACATCGTGCTGTATTGCGTCACCAAGGGCCAGCCTGTGAGCCTCTCGGCGATGGGCCGCTGGGCCAAGGGTCTGCAGGCTTTCGAGCGTATGCGGACGGCTGCGGGCCTTGCAAAGCAAATTATGGCCGACGTCAAAGACGAAAACACCACGGCCAGCAAAAAGGCCGCTGCCGAGATACTGACGGCCCATGTCATTGACCTGGCCAGCCGCGAGGATTTGAAGCCAAAAGACATCGCGATGATCGCCGGGGCCGTGCGGGATTGCAACCAGGTGGCTATGCAGGCAGACAAATATGAGCGAGATCAAATCAAGACCAAGCTGGAAGGCGCCGGCGTTGATCGCAAGGCAATCCAGGAAGTCATGGATGAAATTTTAATATTGGGTAAAACACAATAGAAACTCAAACGGAACAATTAAATAAAGAGGCTATTTCCAAGCCCAGTTATTTTCTTCCCTACCAGGGCGGATGGATAACGGACGCAGCCAGATATCGCCTCGGCGACAAGAGCCGCCGAATCGGCTTATCGTATGCTGAAAGCTATGCGGCCTGCAGAAAACGCAATCTCGGCAGCAAGGTGGACTACTGGTATTCGTCGGCGGACGAATCGGCCGCATACGAATTTGTACAGTATTGCAAGATGTGGTGTGAGGCGATGGAGCGGCTGGTGAAGTACCACGTCGATACCTACGACGATATTATCGACGGCAAGGTCTGCAAGAAAAACAGTTATGTTGTTACGTTCCCATCCGGCGCCCGCATCACCGCCATGACCAGCAATCCCAAGCGGTTTCGCTCCAAGGGCGGCGATGTCTGTTTGGATGAATTTGACTGGCATGATAATCCCGAAGAAATGTATGGAGCGGCTGAGAGCTGCTTAGTGTGGGGCGGCACGCTGACGATCCTGACGACACGGAGTTATAAAGGGTCCATGTTTGATCAGCTCGTTGAGCAGGCTAAAAAAGTAATTGCCGGCCAGCTCGATCCGGCCAAGGATTATGTTTTGCCCTGGTCGTATCATTTCCTGCCGATCACGGTCGCTGTCGAACAGGGCCTGGCTGAAAAGATTAATCGGCTGGATCATATCGACCCGGCGATCCGCGAAAAGTTCCTGCATGAGTGCCGTGCCAGGGCAAGAAGCGAAGACAAGTTTAATCGCGAATATATGTGCATTCCGTCTGACGACGCGACGACGCTGATCGCGTACGATATGTATTATGCCTGTCAGGACTCCGACTGTATGAGCAAGATGGGCGACGGGCCAAAGTACATGGGCATTGACGTGGCTCGGAGTCATCATAAGACGGTCTTTTGGATATTTGAAAAGGTCGGTGACGTCATGGTCACACGGCAGGTGCATAAGCTTCACAATACGCCCTACGGGGCACAGTTCCAGCAGGCCGCCGATTTAATTGAGCGGCATAAAATTCAGCGGACGTGCGGCGATGCGACGGGACTGGGCGATATGCTGATTGAGAGCCTGCAGGATAAATTCGGCGCCAGCCGTGTGGAGAAGGTTAAGTTCACTTCGGATACCAAGGATAAGTTAGCCAGCAAGATGCTTGGCTTCGTCCAGGATAAACGAGTCCGGCTGCCGGATGACATGGATTGCAGGGAAAGTTTTCACAGTATCAAAAAAACCGTCTCGGCCGGAAACAACGTGCGCTATGACACAACACAAAGTAACGATGAGCACGCGGATGAATTCTGGGCAGGATGCCTGGGACTCGATGCTGGAACTGAAGCGGTTGTCAAACCTGAATTAATCTGGCTTTAAACTATGGCTAAACGTACTACCAAAATAGCAGCAGGCAACACCGACGCCAAGGCGATATCGGTCGGCGCCCTGGCGCAGATGTTCCGGGCAGGGCTTGACCTGGACGGGGTTTCACCGATCAGGCCGTCGCAGCCATACGCCCAGAGTGAGTGGGTTTATATCTGCGTCAACGCGGTGATCAAGGCCTGTACGTCGATTCAGATGCAGATATCGACCGCGTCCGAGGATATCATCGAAGACGGGCCTGCGGTCGATGTGCTTTACAACAATCCCGACCTGACGTTTTCCCAGTTTATGAAAGAGACCGCCGGTTATCTGGCTCTCTATGAACAGTGCTACTGGGTCTTTACCGAACGGGTAGGTCTGCGTCCGACGAAACTGATGGTGGTCGGCCCAGGCCAACTCAAGCCGGAGATCCGCAACGGGCTGCTGCTCTATTATCGCTATTACCCAACTAACGGCACGATGCAGACGCTGCTGATTGATGACGTCTGGCCGCTGTTGGGCTTTAACCCGGATGATCGGTTTATTGCGGTCGGCCCCAGTGAGGCCGGCAAGATCGCCATTTCCACCGCCCACCAGGCGGCGCTCTTTAACGAAGCCTCGATGGCCAACGGCGGCAAGCTTTCCGGGTTGATCACGCTGCCGCAGGGCGTCAAGCTCGACGACGATGAGAGAAGTTTCTTGATGGCCCAGTTCGAAGCCCGCCACAAAGGCGCCAAGAACGCCGGACGGTGGGCGCTGATGACCGGCGGCGCCGACGTCAAGCCGTTTTCCCAGACGATGGCGGATTTGGAGATGCTTGACCTGCGTCAATTTGACGCCAGGACGATCTGTTCTCTGTTCGGCGTGCCGCCGGAGGTTGTCGGCCTTGGTACAGAAGCTCAATACTCGCACGGCCCGGCACAGCAGCGGTTTATATTAAATACTATCGCAAGCCTTTTGTCGTTTATCGCCGAAAATATCACGATGGGAATTTTGCGGCCGTGGCGGTATCAGAAAGACGATCATAAGAGCGTTGCGCCAGTTCAATCCAGGCGATGGATGTCTTCATACAAACGCCTTAAGAAGCTTGGCTCTTACCGCAACGCGGCAATTAAGGCCGTCTCTACCCAGGCCCAGATGTTTGCCTGGTTTGTCATCGAAGAACATCCGACCGTCAAAGAGATGCTGCAGGAACAAGCGGGCAAGGTTCTGGACTACACCAAGAGCGGCGTTACGCTTAATGACATCATCGATGCTTATGATCTGGCGTTTGAAAAACGCCCGCACGGGGACCACTGGTGGACCAGCATGGGCAATGTGCCGGCTGATTACATTTTGGAAGGCGGGATGGAATCCATCACCGGTCCGCAGCGGCCGGAAGGCCAGGAGGACATCGAGCCTGAACCCAAGAAGGAATTTGCCAAAGAGCAGCTTAGTCCAGCCGACGAAAAAGCGGCCGACGATAAACGCACGCGGATCTGGCGCAAGTGGGTCGCCTCCTGGCTGCCGATTGAGAAAGAATATGAAGAGGCCTTGCGCGGTTATTTCAGAAAGCAGCAGCAGGAACTGATCGCAAAACTGAAAGCAGCAATGGGAGAGTCTAAGTCAGCCAAGGCCGATACCAGCCAGGTTGTCGCACGCATTGTGTTTGATATGGTCAAAGAAAACGGCAAGCTCAAGGTGATTAACCAAATCTTTTATGAGAAGGCATCCAAGCTCGGCGCGGCTCAAACCCTGTCCGAAACCGCAGGCCTGTCCGACGAACAATTGCAGGAAGCCGTCAAGCGGACTCAGCTATCTGCCGAGATACGGCGTACCTTAGAGATTGCCCGCACCAATATCACCAAGGTTAATGCCACAACGCAAAAGTGGGTCTCCAATCAAATCCGGGAAGGACTTGAAAAAGGTGAAGGCTTGACGGACCTGGTCAATCGATTAACAGAAAATAAAGCCTTCGGTCGCGGCCGTGCCGGAACTATCGCACGGACGCAGACATCCGGCGCGGTCTCTGCAGGCCGTATGGCGGGAATGAAGGAAGCCGGCGTGGAAAAGAAAGGCTGGCTGACCGCACGCGATGATGTCGTTCGTCCGGAGCACAAGGCGGCGGAATCAAAGTACGCCGACGGCATCCCGATGAATCAGCCGTTTATCGTCGGCGGCGAATCGCTGCAATATCCGTGTGATCCTAACGGCTCTGCTGCCATGATCGCCAATTGCCGCTGCCTGCAAATAGCCGTCATCTTAGCCGGCGGCAAGGTGCTGGATCTGAATTATTACGGCAATGTGAAATTTGTTGCTTGGTATGAAATTAAATTCTGGGCCGAGAAGGCTGCTTAATCAAACGAGGTACTCTATGGAATTTAACAGCAAAGAATTTAAAGAAGTCATTGCTTATGTGGTTGATGAAAAGGACGCGATTGATGAAGCCAGCCATACGATTGATTTTATCGTATCCACCGAGATTGTGGACCGCGACGGTGAAATTGTCGAGGCCCAGTCGGTTATGGATGGCATTATCCGCAAGGATGAATTTATTGCCAACCCGGTCTGTCTGATCTCTCACCAGCATAAACTTCCGGATGGATCCGTGCCGAGTATCGGCAGTTGGTTGACGGACACGGCAAAGCTTGCCGGCAAGCGCGTGCGGATGAAGCTGCGGTTTGATACGGAACTGCCTTTAGGCAGCCAGTACTGGATTGCCTACAAGAACAAAACCATGCGGGCTGTCTCGATATCTTTCCGCATCAAGAATTACCGCGTGGAAGAACTCAATGGAAAACAGGTCTATATCATTACCGAACTGGAGATGATCGAGATATCGGTCTGTGCGGTCGGGGCCAACAAACAGGCTCTCAGTCAACTGAAGGCTGCCGGTCTTTTGCCTGAAGGCGAAAAACCAAAGACACTCAATGCTCCCATGAATTACCGGATTTTGGAATATTACAAAACCATCGTTGACGGCAAAGAAGTCACCGTCGTTACCAAGATGGAGCCACTGAGCAGTGCGACGGATATTTCCGAAATGAAAACTTTTATTGAAGACCAGTTTGACCGGCTTAAGCTGCTGCTCTTAGATAAACATAATCCCGACGGATGCGGCGGGGATGATCTCGGCGATCCCCTGATCCCGTCCGGCGAGGAATTGAAGTCCGAGGATATTTTAAACGTGTTTGAAAAATCAGTTAAAGAAACCTTTACGGAGTAAAATTATGACTCAGCAAGAACTCGAAACACTGATGAAAAAAATGCTGGCCGATACAGCCAAAGGGCTGGCGACCAGGGAAGAACTGACCACTGCCGTGGCCGACGCCACCAAGAAGTACTTTGAGGAAGAAAAGGGCGAGCAGGAAAAAGCCCTGAAGGCTGCCCAGCAGGCCCTCAAGGAAACACAGGACCAGGTCAGCAGTCTTGAAAAACAGATCAAGCGGCTGCTGTCAACCAACTTCGCCGACATCAAGGCTCCGGATGGGACCTACAAGGGGTTCTGGCCGACGCTGAAGAGTGCTGAAGATTTCGGCTTCTTCGTGATGGCCGAAATCCTCGGCAACAAATCAGCCGGGACGGAACTTGAAAATCGCGGCTATGACCGGCGTCGTATGGTCGGCGACAAGATCGTCAACTTCAAGGATATCAGCACGTCGCAAAATGTCACCGGCGGCGCCGTGGTGCCGACACAGTTTATGGGCATCCTGCCGAGCCTCATGGGACTCTACGGCAAGTACCGCGCCAACGCGGGCTTCTGGCCGATGAGCGGGGATTCCGGTGTTGGCGCTGTCCAGACTTCGGACCCGCTGGTTTATTCGCCGGGGATGGGGACGCAGCCGACCGCCTCGAACATGGGATGGAAGACGGTTGGCCTTAACATCCGTAAGCTGATGACGCTGGTACCTATCGACTCGGAAGCCGTGGAAGATATGGCCATTGCCATCGGCGAGGCGGTCGGTCGCGGTATTGCGCGTGCGATGGGTAAGCAGGAAGACGTCTGCGGATTCCTCGGCGACGGAACTTCGACCTATTTTGGATTCCTGGGACTGATCCCGGCACTCCTGGGCGTCAATGCTACG